TGTATATTCAGGGGTTGCAGGTTGTTCTGTAACTAACCCATCCCAAATAAAAATATCTACTATTACTCTTTTTAATCCCATAATTAAACTATTACACTTGCTCCCCCACCTGATACATCACAGCTTACAATTGCTAAATCCTGCACAATTCCATAAGTGTCAATCTGTATTACATAATAATTAGCACCAACTGCACCAATTGAACTTGAAGCAGCATCTGTCCTTACACCATAGTAAAGATTTTTTCCATCAAATGGTGATCCACTTCTACAAACTTGACTATTAAGCAAAGCACCTAGACTTCCTGCTGTTGATGTAATTGAAGCGAAGCCTGTGCCAAATGTTCCAATACAATGACCATTTTTTGTTGTTTTACCACTACTTAAATTAAATGCATTACTTCCACATACATTTGTTGCAGGTGGTTGTATTAAATTTCTATCACAATTTATTGTTGCTGTGCCATTTGCACCATCATAACCTGAAGGAATAATTACAGGAAATGTTATTGTTCTTGATGTTTGTGTGCTTACTTCTGCAAACTGTGTTCCACTTGCAGGTGTTTGTACTGTGCCTAATGCTGATGTTCCTGCATTTACAGATCCATTTGTTGAGATACTTTGACCTGTTAAATTTGCAAGATCACAAGTAAATGTTGGTGCTGATGTTCCCGGTTGTGAAAATGTTGCAGAACATTCAACTGTTGCTGAAGCATTAGAATAACCTGATGGAACTGTTATGTCAAAAAACAAAGTAACATTTTGTGCTGAAGTACCTGAGTTTGCTGCAACACTTGTTATTGCACCACCACCTGAAGATGCTTTTATTGTGCCTACTGTTCCTAATGCAGTTGGTTTTGTAATTACTCCTGCTTGTGTAATTGATCCACCTTGTAGTGCAGGATTTGTTGGTGATGTACAACTATAAGTTGTTGTTGTTTGATTAACTGTAACTGAGATAGGCTGTACTGCTTCACAAGTTGTTGGATAACTACCATCCCTTCCTATTCCATAAACTACTGTTGTACCTGCTATTGCATTTGGTGATAAAGTTAAAACTGATCCACTTATTGCAACTGTAACTAAATTAGGATTAGGGTTTGAGAAATCATAAGTTGTTTCACCTGTAAAGAATCCTGCTAAATCAACATCAACACTAGATCCACCACCTGTTAATGTTTGTCCACCTATTGATCCTGATGTACTCGGTCCACCTGTACAAGGTGCAATAACTGCTGTACCACCACCTGCACCTGTACCCGGTTGTGTTGTTGAAACAGGACATTCAAAAAACGTATCACTTGTGTTGGAAAATCCATCAGGTATTAACAAATTTATTTTTATTGTTCTTGAAGTATCTGAATTTTCAGCAGGGAATTTGTTATTGGCAAAATCTCCATCATCACTTGAAACAGAACTAATCACACCTCTATCAGGAACAGGCAAAGTTATAACACCTTGATTATCTACTGCAAAGCCTACTAGATTAGCAACTGCACAATCAAATGCAGGTAATGGTGGACTTGGTTCTGTAAGATGTAAAAAAAATGGTGATCTTACATTAATTTTTGTATATGTACTCATTTTTTAAATACGTTATCAATTGATATATCAAATTCTTTAAATATTTCTTTTTCTAAAGCTTTAAAATGTTTCTCAAATGGTTTAGTGAAAAATAAACTTGCTTTAATTCCTTTACTATAAATGCTCCTTGCAACTAGAAATTGTATTGACTTAGCAAATCCAACCTTGTCAACTTTTCTTGCAGTAAATCTTCCTTTGACATCTCTTGGTGCTAATCCTCTTCTTACAATCCATTTATCTAAAACACTCGTAGGCAAATAAGGTGGTTGTTTAGTAGTGTAAGCATATACACTTTTTTTATCAAATGGTTGTTGTGCTGCTTCATCTCCTGTATATGGTTTAACTGCACCTTTAACACCTTTGTCTTGATACTTACCATATTCTAAACCTAGAAATTGTATTATAAAACTTTTATCATCTTCAGATGGTTTATATTTTAATGAACTGCTTAGTTTGCCTGAAGCATTTTTATCTCCTCTTTTTAGATTATTCTTAGCATCAGCAATGACTAGCTTTGCAAATCTTTGTAAAATATTTCTCACTTCTTCTAGTCGCATATTGATATATCATTTAAAGTTACTAGATCAAATGTCATTGCCCATCCTGCAACTTGGTGTTCAAATCTATCTGTAAAAGGCTCACAATTTGCAACACCTTCTAATTGATATTGATTTGAAAATAAACTACCACGCTTTATTTCGTGCATCAATCTGTTTTGCACTTCAAGTTGTGTGTTTAAAATATCGTGTTCATTATTGTTACCAATGAATATATCAACAGTTTCATCTTTACTAATATCCACAATATCCATAGATAGAATGCTAATGTTAAAACTAACAGTATTATTAGGAAACGATACATTGTTTATTATTATATGAGATAAAGGAAACATTGTTTGTTTGCTTAAATCAATATCTGTTATATTGCCAAATGTTACTGTGTTAACACTTACATCTGCTAACAATTGATTTTTAATTGTTTCAGTTATTTGATAAAAGGCTCTTGTTCCTTGTTGGCTCATTTGTATTCTTGTGCTATTCTTTTAAGTTGATTAAATCTTTTCTCTGAATAAGAAACATCTGAATTAAATACAACTGCATAAACTTCTGCTAATTCTTCTTTTGTTGATCCATTAGATTCTATTATATCAAATTGATCTTTTGTCAAACAATTAGGTCTATGATATGGAAAAATCTTAGCAAGATTATTTCTTTTTTCACAAGCTTCTGTTTTATCTAAACAAAATATGTCTTTTGATTTTTCAATACTCTTTTTACTTTTTTTCATTTGTACATCTTTTTAATTTGTTTTGCTTCAAGGTCGTTTTTTTCTTTCATAAAAGCCAACATTGTTAAACATTTTGTTGCTTTGAGTTTTGTGATATTTTCAAATCGTTCAATATTTCCTGAAGCGAGTGCAAAGATTGATTGATACCAACCCCATTTTCTGCCAAAGTTTGCTGTTGCTCCGAAGTCAGATTCTCCCCCAAAACCTTCTTGGAATAATTCAGGGTAAGATTCAACAATTCTGTCTTTAAATTCCAAAAAAAAATCATAGCACCTAAAGGAATGTTTAAAGGTGCATTGTACATAATTTCACTATTGTCTGTGCCTTTGTATTCTTCAATGATATATCTATCTCCTTTTTTGTATTCAACAGGTCTATATAATACAGACATTGCTTTGTGCATTGTACTCCAAGATCCTAAATAATTATCAAGATCAATATATTCACCTAAAGTAATATCATCTAACTTAGGGATGAAACCATATTCAATATTGTCTATTTTAAAAACATTAACAAATTGTGTTTCTTTTTCTAACAATCCAAAAATGTGTTTTGTAATGTCTTGTAAGTCTTGAAATTTGATTTGTAATGTAAGATCTAAATTTACTTTGCAAAATATCTCAACAACTTTTTGCATTAAGAATATACTGTTTTGATTTTCTTCAATATTAACTTTATCAAAATCTGCATATTGTTTTAAAGTAATATCTGATAAACTATCAGGAACTTGTAAATGTAATTTCATATAAGTATAACGTATTTAAAAAAAAGTTTATAAAAAAAGGACAGCCATAAAGACTGCCCCAAATCTAATCAAACTAAAACAAAATACCTAGCCTTTAGAATGGTCGGCTAGTAACCAATATTCTTTTGCACATTTGTTAGAACAAAAGTAAGCAGAAAAACTTAATATTTCTTCATCTGCATCAATATATTCATTGCAATTATCACATTGCATTATTTCATCTTCCATCTTCTTTGTTTTTTATTGTTGTTAAATTATCTTGCTTTTTATAGTAGATCATTATTTCTTGATCATTTGTACTTCCTAATCTTGGAGATCTACCACCATACTTTATTTCACCTTGCAACATTCTAATAAATCCATATATAATACCATCATAGCAACTCCATATTATAATTCCTGTATGGAAATGATTCTGAATCTTTGCAACCTTTCTTAAAGCTATTGGCAAAGGAAAAGCATCATCAATATTTTTGTTTCTGCCTTTTACTTCAACAACTGCTATTTGCTTACTGTCTTTGAATAATAAAAAATCAACATCATTATCTCCTAGCTTTTTATAACTAAGATTGTGTTCACTTTTATAAGATATTAATTTATCAATAGCTTCACTTTCTCTCTTGATGTCTTTTTCATTCTCGAATCTCATATACTTGTTTTATAATTATTGCAAATCCTAAGATCAACAATATAAAACTAAATATGTTTATGTGTGGTTCACCACAAACTCCTGTAATGTGTTTTATCATATCCATCCTAAATCATATCTTAAATATAACATAATCTCTAATACTCCATACATACTACCATATCCTAGAATGTTAAATAGTATGCCATAAAATATATTTCTCTTTGTAAATACTTCTTTTAAAATTTTTAAATCTTTCATAATTATTGTTTTTGTCCACACAAAGGATATAAACGAGTATAATACCTTGTGCCTTTTTTTATTATTTTCTTTGATTGTAATTTTATATCATCAGTTGCTGTGCTTTCTATTTTACCATAGTAACCAATAATTTCTCTGTCAGGTTGATCTATCATTTTTGTACCGATAAATTTACCATCAATAAAATATTCTATAAAATATCCTAAGTCTTTAAATATTGTTTTCATTCAATTAATTGTTTCACGTGGAACAAAAAAGGGGTATTTCTACCCCTGATTAATTATCGCTTTATGTTTTTTGCAAGTCTCATAATTTCACTTATTCCATTTTGAAATGTTGTGGCTCTATTATAAGCATTTTTACCATCAAAGATTTTTTCTGTTATATTATCTCCATACTTAATAATTAATTTGTAAGATGTTCCTTCAGGGTTTGATAATAATCTTGTTGATGTTGATCTATCTTTATACTGTTTCATTTTGATTTATTTAAATTAAACTTTGTTTTATTTTATAAATATATAATAAATATATTAGTTATCAAAACTTTTTAATAATTATTTTAGTTTATAGCATATTTGCCAAAGTTAGGCTTACTGAGAATGCTGTATGTTCCATAGCGTAAGGCATCAACTAAATGGTTGTGATTGTCAATTGGTTTGTTTATTATTTTACCACTCCTATCTTCATCCCATTTATAGTTTCTGAACTCTTGTATTGCATTTGTGCTTTCACTTGTAATGTGAATCTTATATCTTTTTAAAAGATCTATTCCTGCATTAACAGAATCTCTGCCTTTTATACTTGGTTTTATATTCCATCCCATTCTTCTTAATTCATCAATCAACCTTCCTTCTGCTGAATCTGCCCAAATCATTTCTCTATCTATGTTTAGGCTATTTAAAAAATTATTTATATCTGCTGTGTTCATCATTGTTCTATAAAGGTATTCCTGTGCATAAAGATTTATACCATCTAACCAAATACCTATCAACGTTGTTGGATCGTTTGTATATCCAAAATCCATACCATAACTTAAAAACTTAGCAGAATCAGGAACTTTATTTACTTCAACATATCTAAATATAGTTGATTTTGTAACACCTTTTATTCCTAATCCATAGATTTGCCAATACTGTTCATCTGTTTCTTTTAGTCTTTCAATCTCTCTTTTTATTGCATCATCTAAAAAAGGATTATCTAAATATGTTGTTTTAAAAAAATCACAATCATCCCTTGTAATTACTTTATCATAGATCCAATGATATTCATCTGATGGATTATAATCAAGTATTATTTTTTCTTTTGTTCTAAATAGTAATTGTTGCCAATCTTCCCAAAACAATTCATTCGCTTCATTTATAAATAACAAATCACGCTTACGCCCACGCACTTTTTGTGGTTGATCCAAACTTATAAATTCAATTAAGTTTCCGTATAGTATATATTCATTTGAAGATTTATTGTGTGCTTCTTCATAATACATTTCATAGCTTCTAAGTATTTCAATAAAATCTCTTAATACAGATGCTCTTAAAGATGGAAATGTTTTTCTGCAAATAGTAATTGTTTTCTTTGTGTTTGCAGCACAATAATAAAATATGATATAAATAAGAATGTTGTATGTTTTACCTGATCTTGTTCCACCCTGTTCAACTATAATTTTTTTATTAGAGTTTAAAAGATGCTTACAGACAACACTTGTATCAATTGTGGATTGTTTCCCCACTTTCTATAATATTAATTCTTATATCATTTGGCAATCCTTCTGCACCTGTTATTTCTTGTCTTTCAACATAACCTCTTTTCTTTCCTTTAGTCTTTAAATAGAATATGGTAGCTGCTGTATTACCACCTTGTATTTGTTGATGTAATTGACTTTCTGCGAAATCAAGTGCAATATCTTGAATAGAATCAACTTCTGCTTTAAAGCTTGGATCTTTTAACCATTCATAAAATTGTGTTCTGCCAACACCTACTTGTTTACAAGCTGTTGTGACAACTCCTAATGATTTTTCTAATGCTTCTAATATTGCCTTTTTATGGTGTTCGGTTTTGTTCATATTTTATGTTTTTCATTTATAATTTTTGGCACAGTATTATTCCAATTTATTTTATGGTGCAATCTTGATTTTTCTGTGTTCAACATTCCAACTTTTACAGATGATGGATTAAACATTACAGAATAAAATGATTTTATGTAAGTACCACTTTGTAAATATATATCACTCATACCACCTTTGCTTGACTGTGTATCTGTTTGTTTTAAAGAAACATTTGGTATTGTAAAAAATAAATTACCAACTGTGCCTAATCTTGTATATGTATTAACATCTTCATTAATTCTCCCTGAAAACTTAAAAGGTCTATCAGTAGAACAAAAAAAGCTGTTCATACACTTTCTTTTTGGTGTTAATACTTTTGCCCAATTTGATTGTTTCCCACCAATCCAATCACCATTTTGTGATAACGCTATGCTTTTTGCAGGTATTTTTTTATAATAATTTAATATTGCATCAAAAATATCATCTACTTTATTTATATAACCTCTCCCATCTTTATAAATAAATTTATTATCAAAACGATAACTAAAATCCGTATAATCATCATCAAGTTGTATAAAATATTTATACCCTAAATCTTTTGCAATTTTAAAACAGGCATTTCTTGCATACACAATAACTCTTTTGTCTTTAAAATTATCTGCACTATCAAACTTTACATCATTCTTATTAAATACCACAACCTGATCTTTATATTTTTCTTTATATTTTACAACTTCATCATCATCAGTAGAACATATTAAATAGATTTTACCTGTATAACCAAATCTTTTTAGAGTTTTATATGTTTTAACATTATCAGGTCTGCCATAAGTTAAAATAAATGCTGCAAAATTTTTTTCTTTCATAGTATGCCATTCTTTTCATAAGCAGATGCAATTTTATTTGATAATTCAACATAACCACTTTCAATAGCTTTATCAAAATCAATAATTACAAGTGCTGAATCTTCCATCAATTGTTGTACTTCTTTATCTGAATTTGCATAATAGTCAGCAATCTTTGAATAATCAAACACAATATGCCTTTTAGCTGCTTCTTTTAAAAATTGTTTATCTGTGTTACTTATGTTTGCTTGATCAATATTTAGCTTTAATGTTTGATATTTATCAGAATTGTATAATTGTTTTATATTTGGCTTTGTATTGTTTGGCTCATATTCAGGACTTTCAATTTTAGCAGTATAATAATCTTCTTTTTCATTGCTAAACATATCAGGCAGATCAATGTGCCAATTATTTAAATCATTTATATTCCATTCATTTGCCAAGACATCCCAATCCCATTCACCATAACCAACATTATCTTTAATTATGAATTCTTGTTTTTGTTTCTCACTCCATCCTTCTGCTATTATAACGTTAATTTTTTTTAATCCTGCTTCAATACAAGCTTTTAATCTCATATTTCCACCAAGTACAATCATATCTTCATCGACAACAATTGGTCTTTTTTCAAGCATTTCAGGAAACTCCTGTATTGATTGAACAAGTTTTTTAAACTTAAAGTCTTTTATTACTCTAGGATTGTTTTTGTTTGGCTTTACTTTTTGTATATCTATTTTCATTAAAATCTATTTTATCTTTTTTTCTAAAATTATATAAATTAATCAGCATATCTTTGTATGCATCCCTGCCATTACATCCTACCAATAAATTAGAATATGTTTCACATTTTTCTAAAAAATAATCTAAGTTAAATTTTTTATTTGCTGCTAAAGAAGCTAATGCAATTACAAAAGTTGATCTGTTATAAAATTTGTACCAATCTTTTAATTGTTTTGCAGCATTTAAAACTTTTTCTACAAAATCAAATCTATTTGTTTTAAGATTTCCTTCTTTAAAACTTTCTGCTGATCCTGTCAAAGTAACAATTGTATGTAAAGTAAAAACATTATGTCTATCTGCTAACTCTTTAAATTTTATGTAAGTAGGATTTTGGATTGAAATAAAAAAATTCAAATGATCTTGAATTGACCAAATTAATCCTTTTTGTATATTTTTAATACGCGACATATTAATGGGAAGTTTCTTTGCCCCCGAAACCACTTCTTCGATGCTCTTATCTTTACTTGTTAGGAAGTATGTGTTTCTTTGTTTTTGCGCATAAAAAAATGTAAAAGGAATATTTAATATTTTACAAGCTTCAAATCTGTGTTGCCCATCCAAGATAAAATTTACAAGCTTATTGTTTGTTAATGTATCCCACACAATGAATGGTGTTTGTTGACCATTTTCTTTTATCTCTTTTACAAAATAATCAATGTGAGATTGTTTGAGTTTTCTGTTGCCTTTAATATTTGAAAACATAGAAAAATCTTTTGTTTCATAAATAGTGTTTACTTCTTTCATAATTATTAATTTTCATTTTGTGATTTATTATACATATATATTATTGTATCTGCTAAACTAGATTCAGATTTATCAATAATGCTTTTTGCCAAAAACTTTCTACTGTTTGGCGTGTTACTATCTTTTATAAGTAGATTGTAATAATCTAATAGATTTGAATTGTAATTAGAATACATCTCAAAATTCTTCCAAGAATGATGTACTGTTGAATGATCATAAGATTTACCATTTTGTTTAAAAAAATCTCTTATGCTAAATAATGTCATTTTTTCAATTTCTCTTAAAACATAAATCAATAAAGATCTATATTCTATAATCTCTTGCTTTCTTGAATTTTCAAATACATCTACTCCTGTTGACTTTTTTATCAATTTTGCTATTTCAGAAGCATATTCAAATTTGTTTTCTATAATGTTTCCCATAATGTATAATCGTTTATGTCTTTATCTTTTTCATTTAAGTATTCATTTATTGCTAATTCACATTTTTTTTCACCACTAAAATAAAAATCTTCACTTACATCACAAACTTTTGGAACTAAAGTGTTTTTATCTATGGCTATGAATTTAAACTCTTTGTATGTTTTTTTAAATAGATTACAATAAATATAGCATTGTAAATCATAGGATAATTGATATGCAGAATGTTTAAATTTACCAACATTGACTGTCGTTTTAAGATCTAC